AAAAACTAAACGAATTTATTAACGAAAACAACGTGAAAATATGAAAGAAAAAACAATAGCAATTATTATTTGGATAGCAATTTATGGTTTTGCTGCCGTTGGTATTTACAATTTATTTAATTGGTTGATATGACACCTAAAGAAAAAGCCGAAGATTTATTTAATAAATATTGCTTGGCTATTAAAACAGATGAAACAGATAGTGGGTATTTTACGAATGTGCTATATGCGAAACAATGTGCATTAATAGCAGTTGATGAGATTATTAATAATTGGATAAATAATTTTAAAAAATTAAAAAAAGATGAAACAATAGAAATAAAACATTCTTTAGATGAAATGATGCAATTATCACATTCAATGAAATATTGGCAAGAAGTTAAACAAGAAATAGAAAAACTATGAACATACAAATACAAGATAAAAACGTTTTAAGCGTTATGGCTAAATTCAAAGAACGTTCGGAAGCTGGAATAAAGAAATACAAGACAACGCTAGAACGAACCGATTTAAGCACGTTAGAATGGCTTACACACGCACAAGAAGAAGCAATGGACTTTGTTCTTTACTTGGAGCGACTAAAACACGAATACAAACAATTTAAATAAATAAAAATGGAAACAAGAAACAACACAGGTGCAATTTTTAAGAACGACAACAAAAAAGCGGAAAACCACCCAGACTACAAAGGCAAAGTAAACGTAAACGGCAAGGATATGGAAATAGCGTTATGGATGAAAACTTCAGCAAAAGGAGTTAAGTTTATGTCAGCTTCATTTAGTGAACCATTTGTAAAAGGTGAGCCACAAATTAACGGAACTTTAAAACAACCAAGTTATGTTAATTTAGATGCGAATGACGATTTACCATTTTGATATGTACATACAAGACGAGCAGTTAAGAACTGAAGTAAAAAACATTTTAAGGTTAAAAACACGAAACAGCATCGTAAAAGAAATACAAGACAAAGGAAACAAATTTCATTTCTTCCAACTTACAAACTTTTTGGAAGGCAAAGACGTTTCACTTTCAACGCTTAAAAAAATAGATTACTTCGTAAACAAATAAAATTTTTAGATTAAAAACGTAGGCGCAGACTTAATTGTTTGCGCTTTTTTTGTTCTACACAACTAATTGTTAATAAATTCGTTTTTGTATTGTTGAAAAATTAATCATACATTTGCTTAATATCTAAACAATGAAATATTGGAATGGTTAACTAAAGTTGCAAAGCATCACAACGAATGGGTTAAAATGGTTAATCAATTTGGCGAATACTTTTTTGCTGAAGACATCGTCCAAGAAACTTACATAATGTTAATGAAGTGGAGTAGCGAAGAAAAACTATTCAAAGACGGAAACATAAGTAAAGGTTATATGTGGTTAGCTTTAAAAAATACTTTTCTTCAGCACGTGAACAAAAACAACAAAATCAAATTTATACCTTTAGACGACGTTTATAATTTAGCAGAAGAAAACAACACCGAAGAAAACGAAGCTTACAACGACTTATTAAATAACGTAGATTTAGAGTGCGATAGTTGGCACTGGTACGACAAACAATTATTTGAGTTATACAAAAACACGAATAAAAGTTTAAGACAAATAAGTGCAGAAACAAACATAAGTGTAACAAGTATATTTAACACGGTTAAGACTTGCAAAAAACGAATTAAAAATAATATAGGTGAAGACTACCAAGATTTTATAAATAAAGATTACGAACTAATAAAAAAGAAAAAATGAAAAGTAAAGGATTAGGCGATACAATCGCAAAGATTACAGAAGCAACAGGAATAGACAAACTTGTTAAATTTATTGCAGGTGAAGACTGCGGATGTGACGAACGTAAAGAAAAGTTGAATAAACTATTTCCGTATGCAAAACCGTTGTGTTTAACAGAAGACGAGTTCAACACGTTAGACACTTATTTTAAGCAAAACACGAACACCTTAACAAGCGATGAACAAACAAGTCTAATTGCAATTAACAACAGAGTACTAAACCAAAAATTAACATTCAGCACCTGTTCAAGTTGTCTTCGTGATTTAGTAAGTAAGTTAAGAGTAATTTACAATGAATATACTCCAGAACAAACAGAAGATGCAAGTAGCGAAGGTTAAAATAAACAGCATAAAGACGAACCCAAAAAACCCACGTTTAATAAAAGACGATAAGTTTAAAAAGTTAGTCAATTCAATTAAGGAGTTTCCGCAAATGTTAGAACTGCGACCAATAGTTGTAGATGAAAACAATATTATTTTAGGTGGAAATATGCGACACAAAGCTTGTATTGAAGCAGGGTTAAAAGAAGTTTATATTGTACAAGCAAAAGATTTAACCGAGCTACAAAAAGACGAATTTATAGTTAAAGACAACGTAGGGTTTGGAGAATGGGATTGGGATATTTTAGCAAATGAATGGGACATTGAAAAACTAACGGATTGGGGTTTAGAATTGCCGTTAGACTTAAGCGTTCAGGAACTTGAAGCAGAAGAAGACGATTACGAAATACCAAACGAAATAACAACCGATATTGTATTAGGAGATTTATTCGAGATAGGCGAACACCGTTTACTTTGTGGAGATAGTACAGATAGCGACCAAGTGGCTAAATTAATGAACGGACAAAAAGCGGATATGGTATTTACAGACCCGCCTTATGGAATTAAAGTAGTTAAATCTGAAATGGTAGGTGCTAACTTTGGTATTGCAAAAAAAGGTAAATATTCAGAAGTAATTGCAGATGACACAACAGAAACCGCAAAAGAATTTTATGATACTTGTATAAGTTTAGGTATGAATAAATTTATTATTTGGGGTGGAAATTATTTTACTTCTTTTTTACCTTTTAGCGATGGTTGGTTAATTTGGAATAAAAGAGCTGGAACAGATATTAGAAATACATTTGCAGATGGCGAAATGGCTTGGTGCAGTTTTCACACACCAATAAGAATTTACGACCAATTATGGAACGGAATGATTAGAGAAGGAGAAAAAGATAAAAGAGTACATCCAACACAAAAACCAATTAGAATGCTATCTGAAATTATAACAGAACATATAAAAGGTAATTTAATTTTTGACGGTTTTTTAGGTAGCGGTTCAATATTAGTAGCATCCCACCAACTTAAACGCAAATGTTACGGAATGGAATTAGACCCGAAATATTGCCAAGTAATAATTGAACGAATGAAAAAGTTAGACCCAAGTTTAGAAATTAAACGCAACGGAGAAATTTTAAATTAACGAGAATAAAACGAGATATGCCAAACGAAGAAAATTTAAAAAAATTTAGTTCAGAATACCAACCTGAAAAAAACGGACGACCAAAAGGAAGTAGAAACCGAAGCACAATAGCACGTATTTGGTTGGAAACAACACAAAAGGCAAAGAACCCTATAACAGGCGTTGAAGAAATTTTAACACAAGAAGATTTAGGAACTTTAGCAATGGTTAAAAAAATGCGTGACGGCGATGTTTCAGCATACAAAGCACTTATGGATAGTGGCTATGGTGCGCCTGTTCAACAAATAGAACAAACAAATATAGAACAACCTTTATTTCCTGATGTTAATACGGACGACTGCAATTAGTAAGATTGCAAAGTTAGACAAACGAATAAAAATAATTCAAGGCGGTACTTCAGCAGGTAAAACTTTTGGTGTTATTCCTTTATTAATTGACATAGCGACAAAGCACAAAAACACGGAAATAAGTATTGTAGCTGAAAGCATACCACACTTACGAAGGGGTGCATTAAAAGACTTCGTTAAAATAATGCGTTGGAGCAACAGGTTCTTTGAAGACAAGTTTAACAAATCTTTATTACGTTACGAATTTTCAAACGGTTCTTATATAGAATTTTTTAGCGCAGACGATAGCAGTAAATTAAGGGGTGCAAGACGTGATATACTTTACATAAACGAATGTAACAATGTAACATTTGAAGCATATAACGAACTTGCAATACGTACAAAAAAACGAATATACCTTGACTTTAACCCAGCGAATGAATTTTGGGTTCATACGGAACTAAAAGACGAACCCGACACAGACTTTTTAATTTTAACGTACAAGGACAACGAAGCGTTAGATGAACGAATAGTAACAGAAATAGAAAAGAACCGCTTAAAAGCCACGACAAGCAGTTATTGGGCTAATTGGTGGCGGGTATATGGCGAAGGACTTGTCGGAATGTTAGAAGGAGTTATATTTAGTAACTACAAATTAATTGACACAATACC